TTATCTGGTGTTCTTATCTTAGCTAATCTAGACTCATCAGTCTTCAAAGATTGATATAGGTTTAATGATAGTAATGAGTCAGTAATAATAAAGTCATCACACTCTTCTAATGTAGGTGCATCTGTTACTAACTGCATATCTTTTAAAACCTTTCTGACATTATCACTTGGTGTTTTCCCAGGAACTAAGTTAAATTTCTTTTCAAAGTTTTCTGGTTCAAATAAAAGACAGTGTACTAATTTACCTTCTATTAAATGCTTGTCAGTTCTGATCTCACGATCTTGTAATATATAGTCCTTATAGAATAAGGATGGGCTAAACAATAATCTATTAAGAGAGGAGTAGCTAAAGTTAAATTCTTTAGCATAGAACTCCTCTTCTTTTTCTAGGTCTTTATTCATCTATAACTTGTTGTTCATATTGATCTTTTAATTTGACGTTATCAAAATCTACATGGAAGACTTGAGCGTTGGCTCCCAAAGTATTAGTCATCCATTTATCATACAATAATTTTCTAGTTTTATCTACTGCAAATCTAGTTAATTTTGAGTCCTTAGCCAAAAGATTTAAATACTGATTATAATTAGAGATACCA